ATAAAGCTTAGTATCCTGATGTTTAGTGCCAACCAAGCGCCACATTCTTCTAAGATCATAAACGGCTAAATCAATAGTCGGAATAGCTAAATCTTTTTTAATTTTTGATGCCATAAACTTAAACTGCGTATGCAAAGTGTTCGAAGGGGAGATGCCCAAACACGATGCTTCGCACTCAACATGAAAACCTTTTTTGCCGGTAAAATATATTTTAACCGCTTCCTCGGGTATGCTTTTATATAAAGAAACCAGTAGTTGCGATGTATCCGAATACGATTCTAAAATTTCTTTACTGTCAAGATCAAAATATAAATTTGAATACCTTGTAGCTTTTTCTAAGTCCTTTGAATTATATAGCCAAACAGAGGTATATATACCGGGTGTTGCCATTCTTGATTGCATAGTTTGCGACATCAGAATAGTCTAAAACAAGTGGTAAATTATTTTCTTTGTCTCTTATAACTCTTTTTAAAGACGGAACATACCTAGCAACCTCAACAAAACGCCAGGCAGAAAGAAATTTATTTTGTTCATTACAGGGTCTCATAAAACCTTGCATCGCCCCTCGTTGTTCTTAAAGTAAAAGAGAATACTTTTATCTGTTTTCATTTCGGAAGAAAACGTCCTATGGTAAACAGATTCGGTTAAATAGTACTCCCAATTTTCAAGTAAAACGCTTCTTTTAGCTACCCTATTTGATTGTGGTACCTGCGTCATTTGATCTCCATCTATACTCTTGAACATTATCTCCGTCCACTATAACATGAAGTTTCGACGCAATGTTATCCGCCAAGTGAACAATTTGATCCAGGTAAGTAATTGGTATTGTTTCTGGGACAGGAGACCACGGACCTAAATGGCATCGAACTAATCTTAAAATTGTTTGAACATCCTCCTCACTTAAAAACAGGGTTGAAGACGTAAGATCGCTAGCATACTTTTTGTCATCCTCTTGACACACTTTAACAAACTTACCTACGGTATACGGATGCATTGGATCATAACTGAAGGAGCCAGACTCGTCTAATTTACCCTTTGTAATATCATGCAGTAAGCATGCGGCAAGAACTATATCAACCTCTTCAGGTGGAAGACTATGAGACTCGCACAGTATCTTTGCAGTTCTTACAACCCTCTTAGTATGAAGAACATTCCCACCCTCGTTGTGTTCATCAATTGGATGATATTTACCAGAAAAAGAAGAAGGTATTTTCCAAAAAGATTCCGCTCTCAAAAGAACTGATCTCACAAAAGATTTGATGGGCTCAGATTTGATCATATTAATCTCTTGCAGCAAGGGCGCCAACACGTTATCCTCTTCACCCATCATTGACGTAACAACTGACTGCTCTAAGATGTCATCTAAAATATTATTTTTGTTATTTTTTACCATAATCTACTCTCTAAAATTTTTGAAGGACCATTTTGAACAAGGCCCATCAAAAGGACAACGTTTACAATAATAAGTTAAGCCTCTTCTTGGGAAAAAGTTTTTGTTATCAGACAATTCTTGTACCCAAAATTTTAGTGCTTCTACATCATCATTGTTTGTGTTTTGAATTTTTACTGAAGGATTTGAATCCATTATATCATAGTAGCCAAATTTAACTCTACTAATCATGGATGGGTTAGTTCTCTTGTAGGCGTAATACATGCAGGCGAAATCAGTATTATGTAAATGATTATTTGATTCTTTTGCGTTAAACATCCACTTGAGAATATAAAGTTGATTATCTAAAATGTAAATTAGATCAAAACTCCCTTTGATTAAAACCTTGTCTATCGGTAGATTGTATTCTTCAGATATTCCCACTGGAATAATTCCTGGATTTGAGAAGTACTCGTGAAAGTTCATCAACGCTGCGGTAGCCTTGGAGGTAAGACTCGCAGTGTTTCCATACGCTGTTTCGTGCTTCTCATTGATAACGTCTTGGGCAGACGCACCCTTAGGAAACCATAACTTTTGCCACCTATTTTGCAGTGCGGAATAAGATGCCGGACTACCACTTTGCTTTTTGTAAAAGAAAAAATTTATTACATTTCTTAATGTATCTTCAAACCTATCAGTCATTATTTGACGACTTGGTATTGTTTCTGTAAGCTCTTTGTTATGTCTGTAATCGTAAAGAAGGCCGCAAGTTTGAAAATCCTTAATAGATTTAGGTGTCACTTTTAACATTAGGAAAAGTCTCCAAACAAATCGTTGATTCTATTGTTTTCTTGATAGTCAGTCTCTTGAACTGACTCGTATTCCTCATAAGCTTTTTTACTATCGTTATACCTAACCAACGGTGGATCATAAACAAAAGTGGAACCAGTTATTCTGTTTTTAGGTATCTGTAACTGCATGACATACTCGTCCTCAGATTCGTCTCCAGATATAAGTTTTTTATCTGTTATAAATATCGTCACAGCACACTTTTGTTGTATCGACAATGAACCACCTGTATCAGACTGTTGAACGAGTTCTCGCTTTTCTTTCATTCTATTTGCGTTTTCTTGAGCGGTTATTATCAAAACGCAATTCATATCTCTAGCTAATTTTTCTAATCGAACCATCATTTCTTCAAATTCGCCCCACCTAGGCTTACCCTTTCCGCCCCTGGTGAACATTGACTGTATCGTGTCAATTACTATTACGTCAGGAATCTTGTTGTTGTGACCCATTAAATCTCTAAGCCATCTCTCAAGATCTTCAAAGTAAGGAGTGTCTGGATCATGCCTGACCATAAATCTTTCACCCCATTTGCTTAACCTATCTTTAAAAATTTGTACGTATTTTTTCTTTTCTTCACTTGACCAATTAGATGCTTCTGCATATATATTCTTTTCTATGACCTGGGTCATTAGAACTCTTTCCCAGTGAGCTTTTGCTTCTTCAAAGTTTATGTAAAGAATAGAGTAACCAGAGTCAACCCAATGATTAACCAAGCATTTGGCAAAAGTGCTTTTACCTTTGCCGGATGGGGCGATGATCGCATGAACAGCACCCTTGAAAAATCCACCCTTATCAGTGTACCCCATTGCTCTATTGAGAGACTTAAATTGAGTTGACATAAAGTCGGGTATAACCAAAAGATCCTCGGCCCTACCAGATATGTCCTTAGCTGTTGTTACATTATCTAGTGGATTATAGCTTATCTGATTCTCAAGCTCTCTAATTTTTGCTGTTAATAAAGATATTCTTTCTACGTCTTCGTCCGATTTATTTCCCTTTTGCGTTATGAGCATTTGCAGTTCTTGCAAGTAATCTATCTGTCTTCTTTTATTTGCCTTATGCTCTATGAGTTTTAACACAGATTCTGAGTTCGAAAGGTCCAAATTAATCAGTACGGAAAACATCGAATCAACACCAACTGGTCCACCCAGGGCATCGTATATATCTGTCTCTGTTTTTAGCCAGGATTTAAAAGCTATCGTATCTACGATATCTAACTGCGTCGCCCTATAGTATGCCATAATGGCATTATAGAATTCGTATATTCCACTTTCTCCATGATTTTTGCCAACAATTTCAGAGCTTAGATTATCGTGAAAAAATTTAACTGCGCCGTGGCGTTCTTAGACACAGCGAAAATATTTGATATTCTATTGGATAGTTATTTGTGGTTTCGTCTTGATTCACTATTTTTTCTCTTCAACTCTGTGTAAATTTTTTTTCTTCTATCACTATTTGCTTTTTTGGCTTTTATGTAAGATGGACTCTCTGTTAATTTTTTCTTCTTCTTTTTTATGCTATCAATCTTTAAGCCGCTGCTCCTTAATTCTTGAAGAATTCTTTCAAAAACAACTTGTTCGGTTAGCTTATCATCGTATCTAAAAACTATTAATGATATACCTTTCTCAATGCACATGTCTAGCTTTTGAAGATCTCTTTTTTGAGACTGGATGAAATCATCTTTTGATGCATGAAACCTTCCGGTATAGTAAAAGTGTTGCCTACCATGATACTCCAATGCAACGTTGTACTTTGGGCAATATATATCTAATTTTAATTTATTTCCTATGTGATATTCATTAATGATTTCTTCATTAGGTATAAGCTTTCTTAATATATCATACAAGGAAGAATGACCACGTGACATCTTCTTTTTCTTTTTTTTAATCCAGTTTAAACCGTGTCTATTAATTTGTTTATTAAGATAATTGACTGACCAATTTAATTCTTTAGATATTTGAGATAAAGACAAATGACTATCCATCAACAAATCTATCATAAATTGTATGTCGTCTTTATCTGGTTTATTGTTGCGCATTAAATTTAAAAGATGATACTGTGAAAGTTTTTCCAAAATCCAACACGGATATTGATGTTTTATTCCAGATATGATTTGCTAAGGCGCTAGACAGCATAGGGCAAGCTAAAATACAGTAGTCTATACCGGGACCAAGTTCTTGTATCGAAGCCACTATGCTATCAACTTTCTCATAGTAATCATTATAAGGAACTTTAATATAGTGAGTAGGCGATCCGATGATTTTTTGAACATGTTTTTTATCGTGAAAAGAAACCACAACAGTGTTAGCGTACTTTGTGTAAAAATTAACAAAGCTATCAAAAACATCCTTCTTTTTTAAAAACATATTCTCTATCGTTGCTGCATCATATAGCAGACCACTTGATAAAGCAGGGATTTGAGATATGTTTATATCAGTATTTTCAGAAACCATGCCATAATAAACACATCTCATATAGTTTTCATCTTTTATTTCAAGAGAATTCAATATAGATTTAGTAAAATATTTGTTTGGTTTTTTCCCATCCACTATCTGGCCAGTTACAGAAAGAAGAGAAGACCTAGAAAAAGATACATACGCAAATCTTTCTTTGTTGGACATTTTTTCTGTTAGTAGTCTAAGTGTTTGTTTTTGATCTATGAATCTCATGATATTTTTATATCCTCCATATTTATTCCTAGTGATTTTATTGGTAGAAGAACTACATCTTTGTCAACTATAGACTTTAAATGACCTAAATCGTGATATTGACCGGCGTCAAGGGTCATGTATCTTTCGTATTTTTCTTGCTTATCCTCATCTCTTAAGTAGCCAAGATGAACCATTCTTATTGAATTATAAACCCAATAATTTTTTCTTGCCAACCAATCCTCAACATATGTTGGGGCGGACCCGCATGCAAGAAGTCTGTCCGGGAATATCCCGCCCAATGCAAATCTATATATTCTCTGAACAAATTGAGGTCCCCACAGCTTATCTACTCTAATATTCAAAGAATCCCAAAGCTCGACCCTTCTAGTGCACACAACATCATACGGGGACATCTTAAGTTCGTCTTTTATAGAATTACCATTAACACATAAAATTATTTCGTCAGCGTCTATGGCAACAACCCAGTCACCAGGTTTTGCGTGCTCGGATAAACAATCCCAAGATTGTTGCCTAAGCTTACCCTCATTTTTGGTAAAAAGATTTTCACTTGTTTTATACACAACCGCATATTCTTCCGCTATTTTTGCAGTGTTGTCGGTAGAACAATCGTCTAAAAAAATAATCTTATCAACCTGAGTCGAGAGTCGTTCAAGAACAACTTTAAGAAAACGATGTTCCTCGTTTCTTGCTACCATCAAAGCGTAAATCATAATACTGTTTGTGGCGGGATTTTAACCCCGCCACTTAAACCAGTTTCTCTACAGCTTAATTTGCTTGTGGGCCTGGACAGATGTAATGCGCTCG